TCTGACTTGGCAAGACTTGACAACAGGAGAATCACGACAAGCAGTAATCGAACAAGTTACATTCACCCGTATGACACCGCCCGATAAACGCTTTGATGGTTTTGGTGGCATCATAGAGATAACCGTAAGGACAGTATAATGAGCGCGGTAGATTGGGCAGCATTATTAGTATCTATATCAGCCATTATAGCAGCATTTGCGACAGCAATTCGATGGATGGTTAAGCATTACTTATTTGAATTAAAAACAAACGGGGGCAGTTCAGTCAAAGACCAAGTCAATAGATTGGAAGCCCGCGTTGACCAAATTTACATTCTCCTTTGTGAAAAAGGCTAGAGGACTAGCCGCTTTCTCTTTAATTATTGGCACATCTTTATTTTTTCCTATGTTGTCACAGGCTGCTTGCGTTACTACTGCAGATTCAGTAGCAGCAGCATCAACTGCAGCGACTGTACTTAATACAGCAGTCCCAGGTTCTGATACATCAACGGCAACATCAACTCCTGTACTTGTACAAAATACTTGTGGTGGAGATGATGTCTCTTATCAGGTGGCTTTGCCTACTGCTATTAATTTTCAGGGAACTGAATACAATGCAGTCTATGCAACTACCAATTCAACTATTGTATTTGGTACACAAGATAACAACTACAGTACTTTTCCTAATACACCATCAATCTCGGTTAATGCTTATGACTGGGTAGTTCTTGACCCTAATAATCCAAACCCATCTAACTCATACCCAGCAGGGTGGAGAGCAGCAGATGAGCATTTGATTATTACTTCTAGTCAAGCAGGATTTCAAGTTGACTTAGCAGTGCGTCCTTACGGGCAGAATGCAAGTGCTAATCCTTTGTCTACAATTGTAGTAACGGCTGCTATCAACGCTGATAACACATTGACTATTACTTATCTTTCAAATGTACAAGCAGGATTAAATACTCGTACTGGTGTTCGTATGCCAGATGGAACAGTTGTTTCTTTAGAGCAAGCAGGACTTACTCGTGTGTATGTTGCTCCAGTTGTAACAGCAGATGTTGTAGTAGAACCTACTCCTGAGCCATCGCCTTCGACCTCACCAAGTCCAGTGCCATCTCCAGTTCCGTCTCCCTCAGTTGAGCCTTCTGCTTCACCCTCATCAACTCCAACTCCGAGTCCTGAACCCTCAGTTGTGCCGAGTCCAAGTCCGACTGCAACATCAAGTGTCGAGCCTTCTCCTGTACCAACGCCCGTTCCAACTCCCGAATCTTCTCCAACCAGTACCCCTGTGTTGCCTGTGCCATCCCCTACTCCTATTCCCGTTCCCGTTCCTGTTGAACCAACGCCCATACCAGTAGTCCCACCAACAGTGGAACCAACACCAACACCACAACCTGTACCAATTCCTGTACCACAACCTACTCCTCTTCCTGAACCAATTCCTGTAACTCCACCTGAACCGCAGCCAGTTCCAGAACCTGCTCCACAGCCCGTTCCAGAACCATTGCCTCAACCTGTACCAGTGCCAGTTCCTGTACCTGAGCCTGTACCTGTCCCTCCAACTCCTGTAGAAGAGCCTCCAGCACCCGCTGAGGAGCCTCCAGTGCCTGTTGAAGAGCCACCTGTGGCGGTAGAAGAACCTCCAGTTCCTGTTGAGGAACCTCCTTCTCCTGCAGAGGAGCCACCAGTCGTAGATGTGCCCGTCGCAATTCCCGACCCTGAGCCATTACCTCCGACTCCCGAACCAGAACCAGAGCCAGAACCTGAAATTGTTCCACCTGCTCCGCAGCCAGAACCTGAGCCAGCGCCAGTGCCTGTTATTCCTGTTCAACCTGAACCTCCTGTCGCACCTCCTACTGCAACTGCAGAAGAGAGACAAATCGTAGCAGAACAAATTGTTGAAGCAGCCCAAGGCGCACCAGTAACTGCACAAGCAATTCAAGATGCTGGTATTACTTATGAAGACCTACCACCTGAGACACCTGTTGAAGTCCGTGAGGATGAAAATGGTAATGAGGTTGTCATTACAGCCGAAGTGGCTGCTGCATTGGTAGTTCTTGAAAACCCTGTTGAACTTATCAGCGCAATCTTTGATGACCCAGGTCAAGCCCTGCTTGCTATCGCAAGCATCGGTGCTGATATGTCAGAAGAAGAACGTGAAGAATCAGAAAAAATTATTGTCGCATCTGTGATTGCTGCACAGGCTGCTGTTAATGCAGCAGGTATGGCAGCGTCAGTTGCATCATCCACTACCAGAACCCCCTCTGGTGGAGGACATACTGGTGGAGGCGGAGCCTCTGCTGGTGAATCAAAAGCCGTAAGGAGACGCAAGCATTGAAGATATTAAGAGATATGGTCGACCAACTTTGGACTTTACTTGGGATGTTTATTGCCTGGGTTGTCCTTGATGGCTCAGCAAAGACAGTAGTTGGTTATGCCATTGGTGGAACCCTTGTCTGCTGGGCTATTACTTACCCACTACGTAACCCTAAGGACGAATAATGGACACATTCAAAAGTGTAATGATGAGGATTTTTGCTGTCATCGCAGCAGAATCTCTTGGAGTTATTGGTGCTGGTTCCTTGGTAGGCATTGAAGTATGGCAAGCAGGAGTACTAGCAGGTGCACTAGGTGCAGCCCGCGTACTTGAAACCCTTGCCCGCTTCTACCTAGCAGACGGACACCTATCAGCAGAAGAAATCAACGAAGCATTTGCTAAGGTTGATAAGAAAGCAGGAGAATAATGGGACAAAGAGCAGACTTCATTGCAGTAGCAAAGACTGAACTTGGTGTTATTGAAGGTCCAAAGGACAACGAGACAAAGTATGGAGCCTTCACAAAGGCTAACTTCCTCCCTTGGTGTGGTTCATTCGTGAACTGGTGTGCCAATGAGGTAGGGCTAAAGATTCCTAACTGCGTATCCACAGTCGTAGGTGCTAAGGCATTTGAAAAGAAGGGTCAGTGGGAGTTGGCTAGTGATACAGCAACACCACTGCCTGGGGATATTGTGTTCTTCGACTTCCCGAACGATGGGGTCGATAGAATAAGTCACGTCGGTATTGTCGTCAAAGACAATGGTGATGGTACAGTTACCTGTATCGAGGGCAACACAGCCCCAGATAAAAAGGGTGACCAGCGCAACGGAGGGCAAGTCTGCCTGAAGGTGCGTGCATTCAAGAAGAAGAACGGGTCAAAGTTACGTAAGTCACAAGCAGTGACAGTCGTTGGCTTTGGCAAGCCTGTCTTCAAATCCTAAGGAGAACCAATGAACAAAGATAAATTAATTGCAATCGCAAGTACATACTTCCGTGCAGCATTCGCTGCCGTAACAGCACTCTACCTTGCAGGTGAGACAAGCCCTAAGGCTCTACTCTCAGCAGCAGTAGCAGCGGTTGCAGGTCCAGTGCTTAAGGCATTAGACCCTAAGGCAACTGAGTTCGGCAAGGGTTCTAAGTAACCTAAGTCTTAAGTAACAAAAGACCCCATCATCTTGGCAACACGCCGAGGTGGTGGGGTTCTTTTTGTTTTTGTGCTACACTTTTTCTACTCGCAAGAGTGGGGGCGAAACCTCAATGAAGGTTACACGAGGGAAGCATCTCTTCTACCAACCAAGATTTTTTCTTGGGGGGTAGGGGGGCATTTCCTAAATCAGGTTGCCGAGGGTAACCTGATTAACAACTAAATAATATTAGATAGTTCTCTTTCATTGAGTCACTCCTGTCCTCTGAAAGAGGACTATCTAACTAAAGACAGGGGATATAATGAACTTCTTTAAGAAGCAAGAGTATGTGACGGCTGATGATTTAATCGTTGAACTATCAGTTGCATTTCACGAATTGCGTATAGCAGTTGAAGCGTTGCAAGATGATGTCGACTACTTGCTATCAATTACGGATGACTTAGATGATTAAGTTAGACACCTACGAACTACCAGAGCACATCAGTTACTCAGCCTTTACTACATACCTGACCTGTGGTTACCAGTACTACCTAGGTCGACTGCTCAAAGTAGAAGAAGAACCATCCGTGTGGTCAGCAGGTGGGCGAGCATTCCACCTAGCAGCAGAAATGTGGGACATTGAAAATGGTTAACACATACTGGCACGATGCGTGGCTCAAAGAGATTGATGGACTTGATTTTACAAAGGCGCGAGTAGCAGGACGAGCCACGAAAGCCAACCCTGGCAAGGAAAATGGGGAGTGGTGGTATGAACAAGGTTCCATTTGGACTGACCAATATATCCAATGGCGCAAGTCCAACCCTAACTGGAAAATCTGGACCACCCCACAGGGTGCAAAGGCTATTGAGTTAGAGTTGAATCCGAACATTGCTGGTATACCAGTGAAGATGTTCATTGATAGAATCTTTGAGGTTAACGGACAACTTGTGATTGTCGACCTTAAGACATCAGCAAGACGACCAACATCTGACTTACAACTTGGCTTCTACAAGGTAGGAGTTGAGATGATGTTAGGTGTTGAAGTCAATCTAGGAAACTACTGGATGTCTCGTGAATCGGGGACAGGAGAGATGATTGACCTAAGTAGATATACAAAAGACACGCTGGAATACTTTGTCGATGGCTTTGACAAGGCTCGAAAGGCTGGTATATTTCTACCGAACCTACAATCGTGCAATTACTGTGGACTCACAGCACATTGCCAATTTACGAAGAAGGATAAATAATGTCAGAAGAAAACTGGAAGTTACAGGTATCAGTTAAGTCTCCGAATGGTGACTTGATTAATATCCGCGCACAATCAGCAGATGAACTCAGCGTATTGCTAGAGGGCATCACTGATTACTCAACACAGATTGCAGCAACCAGCAAGATGATTGCTGGTGCATACACCGTTGCCCCTTTGGCAACCACTACTTCAACAGTAGACACGCCTCCTTGGGCTACCTCCGCTCCCGCCCAGACATCGGCTCCATCCGCTACGGGTCTATCATCACCGACCTGCGTGCACGGCAACCGCAAGTTCCTATCGGGAGTATCAAAGAAGAATGGCAAGCAGTACGCAATGTGGGTATGTCCACAACCACAGGGAATGGAGCAATGCGCTCCAACCAACGGCTAACACAAGAGCCAATGCTATAGTAGGAATTGGCGGAGGGGCAGTCATTCAGGGGAAGGTGACTGTTCCTCTTCCAACTTAAGACAGGAGTTCTCTGTGAGAACATTAGTAAGAAGTGTTGGACGTTCCGACATAGGTGGTGAACCTTTACCCGCAGTATTCAAAACATTTAATACAAACAAAATTGTTTGCCGACGTGCAGAAGTCTCAATGTTTGCTGGTGTCCCAGGGGTAGGCAAGTCCACTCTGGCATTAGCACTAGCCCTAAAGATGCAAGTACCTACCCTGTATGTATCAGCAGATACCAACTCACACACTATGGCTATGCGCCTTGCGTCAATGATTAGTGGCAAGAACCAAACTGATGTTGAGTACCTGATGGACAAGGACACCAACTGGGCTAAGGCTGTGCTTCAGAAGTCAGCCCACATTGTGTGGTCATTTGAATCCAGTCCGACTCTGTTGGATATTAACGAAGAGGTCGAAGCCTTTGAGGAACTATGGGGTTGTCCACCTCAGGCAATCTTTATTGACAACCTGATGGACATAGCCACTGATGGTGGCGAAGAGTTTGCCTCAATGCGTGCAATAATGAAAGAGTTAAAGTACCTAGCCCGTCTTACAAATGCAGCAATCATTGTCTTGCATCATACCTCTGAAGCGGTGATGGGTAATCCAACTCAGCCACGTTCTGCATTACAGGGTAAGGTCGCGCAAATTCCTGCACTTATCTGTACACTAGGAGTAGTGGGAACCTCAATGGCTGTCTCACCTGTGAAGAATAGATACGGAAGGGCTGATGCTAACGCTAACCTAATGTGTTGGCTGGCATTTAACCCTGAGTATATGTTTATGGACGATATACCAGAGAACGGTGGATGATGCTTAGAGAAGAAGAAGATGATATGACACAAGAGATTCGTCAGTTTGTTGTCTTTGCAATTGATAATGAAATTAAAAAGTTAGTTCAAAAGATTACAGAACTTAAAGTTGAAAGTACTAGCGAGTATCTTGATGGTGTTAATGACGGCTTAGCCCTAGCAGTTAAAGCATTACATAGGGATAAGAGCGCATCATAAGTGTGGACTTACGCACTCAACACGACTGAAGAAGCAACTGCTGTTGAGGTAGGTTATCAACGACAGAAGCCATACTTTGGTGACCCAACTAAGAATGTCAACTACTCAGAGGGTGACCTGTGGGAAATGTGGCAACACGTTGTGTGTGCTGGGTCAGAGTTAGCCTTTGCGCGAATGGTTGGAAACAAAGATTTTGTACCACACTTTAATAAGTGGAAGTCTGAGTTAGATATTCCTGGAATCGGTGAGGTTCGGTATTCATTCCCGCCCATCAAAGGTCTTCGTTACACAACACGAGATGATGACAACCTAATCTATATACTTACAACTGGTGGACTGTGCAATAAAGAAAGACGCACGGCACCTGATTGGAAGGGACCAGATTATGTAGCAGTTGGTTGGATGTATGGTAAAGATTGCAAGAAAGATGAATGGAAATACAACGACAAGACTTGGTATGTTCCGCTAGGATATCTTAACCGAATGGAGACATTACCGAATGGCATCACAGAGTAGGAAACATCGTGGGTACAGGTCGCAGAAGGTCCTTGCTAACTTCCTGGCGGAGAATGGATTTCCTTTCGCGGAATCTACTGGTGCTGGACGTAGTGGCAGTGATGTTACTGGTACGGTGGGCATTGACTGGGAAGTAAAGGCTCGCACAGGATTTAATCCTGCTGCTGCTATTGCTCAGTTGAAAGACAGGGACAAAGGTGACCTTGGCATTGTAGTCTTAAGACTCAATGGACAAGGTGAGAAGTCAGTTGGAGATTGGGTATCGCTTATGCGAACAGAAGATTTAGTGTGGCTACTAAGGGAAGCAGGGTATGGTGATAAAAATTGACAACGACCTGCCCTCCATCAAAGCAATCCTTGAACACTACGGGGCAACCTTACGTAACACTCACGGACAAGTCAATCTTAGGTGTCCCTTTCACAGCGACTCGCATCAATCTGGCACGGCGAACCTCGATAAAAATATCTTCATTTGTTTTGCCTGTGGTATACAAGGTAACAGTATACAAATCATCGTGCGTCAAGAGGGGTTGAACTTCAATGAAGCAAAACGTTTTGCAGAAGGAATTACTGGGGAAGTCAGCACACAAGTACGCGGAAAGTATTCATCTGGCAGAAGATTACCTAGCAAGCAGGGGAATTCCCTTGGAGGTAGCACGGTTGGCTCAATTAGGCGTAGTCGCGGAACCTGATGTAGGTCACGAACAATACACAGGACGCTTATCAATCCCTTACATCACTAAGACTGGTGTTGTTGACATAAGATTTAGAAGTCTTAACCCTGCAGTTGAACCCAAGTATATGGGTATGGTAGGAGCAGAGACTCGTATGTATAACGTGATAGATGTGCAACGTGCAGGTGATTGGATTGGAGTATGCGAAGGTGAACTGGACACTCTTACTATGTCTCGTTGTGTTGGCTTTCCTTGTGTCGGTGTACCAGGTGCAAACTCTTGGAAGAAACACTACACACGATTGCTCGCTGACTTTGAAAGAGTATTTGTATTCGCGGATGGTGATGCGCCAGGACGAGAGTTCGCCAACAGTCTTGCCAGAGAACTTCCAGTTACAGTGGTTGGATTCGGAGATGGAGCAGATGTTAATTCTGTGTTCGTGTCGCACGGTAAGGACTTCATACTGGAAAAGATTGGCATTCAGTGAACGACGGTATAGACCCACATAACTATTGCCACGATTGTCACCTGCAATTTGAGGATTCATTTCAATTAGTGGACCATTACTTTGAAGAGGGTGAAGAGTTTGACCCGTACTACATACTGCCCAATGGATATAAACTTCTGCTAGGCTCACTGCTACGGTTTATGTATAACAATGCTGACAAACCTGACCAGATAAAACTTATCACGCAGTCTACTTATGTTACACTGTTCGCTAGTGAGAACGGTTACGACCTAGTAGATGAACTTGTTGAGGATATGGTAGTCAAGTCAGCACTCGTGGACTTTGACAAGAACTTGACACGACTATTAGAAACGGACAACAATGACGATGAAGGCGGAGCGTGAAGAGATATGGCAGATTATAAATCATCTAGTGAATCAAGGTCTGAAGGTATCATCATACGTCAAGGAAGGTTCTCACCTAATAGTGACTCTGAGCATTCCATTATTGCACGAGAACTCCACCTCGAAGTAAATCTTAGTAATCTAAATAAAGAACTTAGTGAGTTACTACTGAGTAAGCACAAAGACTATGGTCCAAAGAATATATCCCAAGCCCCTGGTGGTCCCATCAATGGACTGCGTGTGCGTATGCACGATAAGTTAGCACGCATCAACAACTTAGTTGATAGTGGTGCAACACCTGAGCACGAGTCACTTGAAGATTCGTTTAAGGATATGGCTAACTACGCAATCATTGGGCTTCTTGTCTTAAGAGGTAAGTGGGATAATGAGTGAAGGAAAAAGAACTCTTTGATTGGTTGAGGGAAACTTACTTACCTGACCTCATCCACTCACCTGAAGAGTACGATGGATTCGATTGCACTACTGATAGATACAAAATGTTTATCGAACTTAAGTCACGAAAGACACACTACCCTGACCTGTTGATTGAGAAGATGAAGTTTGACTTCTTACTTGAACAAGCACACTTGCTTGGCTTCACGCCTTGGTACATCAACTCAACACCGCAAGGTGTGTGGGCTTTCCCTTTGCATATGATGGTGCCTGTTGAGTGGGATGAGAAGTGGCTACCATCTACTACTGAGTTTGCTAATAAGAATAACAAAATGAAATTAGTTGGCTTCCTCCATTTAGATAACGGGGTAAGAATAAAGTGACGCTTGAGTGGGAACGCATTGAACCGTGGCAGTATGTGGTGGACTCTGTTGCATCTGAGTATCACCGCAGGTTTAGTGACATAGATTTAGAAGACATCCGACAGTCTTTGTATCAATGGTTTCTTGAACATCCCAATAAGTTAGATACGTGGGAAGCAATCGGTCCGAAGGACGCAAAGAATTTAATCTATCGTAGCCTACGCAATCAAGCATTAGATTATTGTCAGCATTGGAAGGCTAAGTCTGGTGGCTATGAGACTAGCGACCTGTTCTTCTATGAAGCAGATATGGTTGAAGCCTTACTTACTCCTGTCTTAAGAGGTGAATGGAATCAGTTAAACAAGGTAGACCTTGGTCGCCCTGGTCGCCCCTCTGCACCTAGTGAGGGTGGCAATATGATGGCGATGATGATTGAGGTTGACTTTGCATACTGGAAACTGACACCAGATGACAAGAAGTTATTGTTCCTGCGTCACGCTGAGGCTATGGACTTTCCTGACATAGCAAAAGAGATGGACTTGGGTAGTGAAGACACCGCCCGTATGCGCCACAAGCGTGGCATCCGTAAGTTAATCAACAAGATTGGTGGCTTCAGACCCTATCGTGATGAGGACTCAACGGATAAAGTTAATGAGGAACAAGGTCCCGTAGAATAGACCTGCGTATGCGCTTAGTAGTACAAACGGTACAAGGAATGGCAAGACTAATAACATCTTACGCATCAGGCGTACTCTCTGCTGGGTCTACATACATAGACTCTGAATGTAAATCGTAGAACTCTTCTATCTCTTTACCACTAGCAAACTGTAGTGTGTCATTCTGTGGCGCACAATTACTGCAGCCTTTGTCCTCACATACTTCGCACATCTTATCCTCCTGTTGAATAGAACCCGCTACCATTGAAGCGGATTGCTGGTGTGTTATAAATTCTACCGCTAACGTGCCCACAAACACAAGTAACTTCTTCGTCGCGTTCTTCTACCTTACGACTTAAGACTGTATGTGCGTGACATTTGTTGCACCGATACTCATACGTTGGCATCAGTACTCCAACCCTACATACCAAAACCCTAGTTGTACATCAGTGAAGTATCTGTTGATACTAAAACCAATAGCAAACCCAGATACTCGACCATATGTTAACCACTTTCTGTTTCTAATTTCTCTTGCGCTCATTCATCTCTCCAATCCATAGGTGTTGGTGCGGTGCTTATTGCTCCACACTCCTTGCATTCCTGCCTTAAGTCATACCAACTTACTTCTCTTGTCTCATCATCCCACATTACTGTGATGACAAACATCTTACAACCACAGATACAGGTAAGTATTGGCTTGCCTGTTAGGTCTAACATCAATACCAATTTCTGGTGACGTGATGTTGCCACGCTTTACACGGTGTGTCGTAACGATGCTTGATATATTTGTATGCCTTAAGTATCTGTATTGCTGGGTCATTGCTGGTTTCTTTAAGCATCTGTGCTATGCCATAAGCACTGCTGCCCTGTTGGTTCTTGGCTAGGTGGTCGAAACGTGACTCGGCAGTAAACAATTTATAAATACACTGCCTCTGTCTTAAGTCCCAATCATAACCTGCCTTGGCGTATCGCATAGCCATCACTTTGTTGGCTGCCTTCTGCTCCATTGTCGCCTTAGTCTGCGCCTTTACTGGGTGCTTGAACTGCACACCAACATTGACATTGACATCATTACCGAATGGGGCAAATAGAATTGCTACTACTAAGATTGAGACTGCTACTATGTGTCGCTTCATCCGTATAGTTTAGCAAGTTTCTGCTGAACATCCCGTCTATGCCTCTGTTCCGACTTGATAATGTTCTGATTATCCCTGTGCTTTAGTAGTTTGTAACGCTCAGATGCTAGTAACCCACCCCAGATAGTGCCCCATCCACCCCAGAACTGTACATTCTCAGGCTCCAGTCCTTCCTTAAGACATAACTCTTTGACTGGACAGGTGCGACATAAGCCTATTGCTTCGACGCTACGCAACACCTGTAGTTGCTGTTCATCTGCGTGGATACTGTTCTCGTAGTGCCATAGGTCAGGGTCTGGGTGGTTGTTACAGTTGCCATCTGCGTGCCACCGCTTATCAGGTAGCGTCATTAGATTACGGACTTAAGACTTAAGACTGGTAGCACATTGACTGCTTCACCCTTGTGTTCATCTGACCATTTAACATTTGAATGTACTTGATTGTCATACAACCACTCATCTTGTTGTGCGTAGGTCATAGTGTTCCATTGTTCTGGTAGTTGCTGGTCTGGTGCCAGCCATACGTTAACAACCTTGACTCCCTTTGTTTCGTACACTACCTCGAAGTGATTACTCATCTTGACACCTGCTTATCTTCACACTTAAGACACGTCTTTGAATTGTATTCGTTGTGGTCGAACTCATCATCACAACTGTTACATTTAATAAAGTCTGAATCGTCGTAAAATACTGGGTCGTTTAACTGTGGCTCACTCATCTTCCTCCTCCTCCGTCATCAAGCCACAATCTTTGAGTGCTTGTATTGCTTCGTGTAATGTCTTAAGTGCTAAGGCTTGCGTCTCTTCTGTTGTCATTCGTTTTCTCCTGTCTTAAGTAGTGTGTTGCCCTGTAACTTCTTATGTATCTGGTCTGCTGTGTAATCATATGACTGACCAGCGTTGCCGTCAACCCCTTCTGTCCATACAATTTTGCGATGGTCGAATCTAATTGTTGCGCCTTTGCCATACAGACTCATCAATAAACTTGCGCCCTCTGTGTGCTTTGTGCTTGCTACGTACTCGCCTTGTGGTGTATAGACTTTCCATTGTGGTGATGCTGCCATTTTAATTATCTCCTGTCGTGATGTCGTCGTTGATTATGATTCCGTATAATGATAGTAGGATGATTGGTATAATTGCAAGGATTAAGTAGGTCATTTCTTTTCTTCTGTCTTAAGTGGTGGGTTCTGTATTTCTCCAGCCATAACAAGCACTGCCTCTACGTGCTCTAGTGCCTTGGCTTTGCGCTTGTAGTTGGTGCCTAGCATTTCGTTGGCTACTGCCAGTGTGTTAATGCGGGCTGACATCTTCATACCCGTGTTAACTTCTAACTTAAGACTTGAATAGAGGGTGTGTAGTCTGAGTAAGTTCATCGCATCAACACCCCCTGCCCCAGTAAAGTTGCCCTCTGAATCGTAGTCGAATCCTTCGCGTCCTTTTGTGACTGCATCTAGTGTTTCGTTTGGTAACATTTCGTTATTCTCCTAGTCTCTTTAGTTGTCTATAACTTGGAATCTTTATAGCGCAACGCTGGCACATAATCCCTTGCTCGCCTTGCTTTGCCCAATCTTTTGTAGCCATCTTTCCGCAACCCTCGCAATTAACTATGTGTTCTAGCCAGTCACTAGGTATAAGTTTCTCTGTCATTAGTTATCTCCTGTCTTAAGTCGTCCTGCTTGTTCGCAGGTTGGGCACCCATCCGTTGGAGATACTCCGCAGAATGGGCAATAGTTAAGTTTTCTTTTGATGCTGTCGGTGAGCGTGTTGTCCCACATCCCGCCGTTGTCATTGATTGTCTTGTTGATTGAGTAAAGTACCCACTCGATTTCTTGTGCTGTTAGTTCCATTTGTTTTCTCCTGTCGTTGTTGTTAGTTGTACTATTGCACTGCTGACTTGCTGTTGTCAATAGGTTTCCGTGTGACCTTCGTCTCACGTCTTAAGTAGTAACCGTGTACGCACTGGCTAAGTTCTACCAAGCAATCTCCGCACATTATTCGCCCCAATACTTAACAATAGTTTCCATTGTGTGGTGTAAATTGCAATCACAATCCCCGCCGTTCATACTCTCGATGAATTCAAAGTGGTTGAGATTGTCCTCGTAAATTGTGGTGAGTAATTCGTCTATGGTGTAAGGCTTAAAGGTTGCATCCATTATGCGTCACCTAGATAACATTTCGTTATAGTTCCCCAGCAATAGCCGTCCTCTGTGTAGTTGATGTGCGTTGCTAGGATGTAAGCGAGGCTTAGTACTGCGCCCCAAAACATAACTCTAACAATCGTTCGCACTCTGTAATAGTTCTTATGTCTTAAGTCGTTATTCATTACCTCACCTTTTCTAATTCGCTTATGTATCCTGCGCCAAAATCTGCGTCAATAAATCCCCATTCAATTAAGACTGCGACGGCTTGGTCAAGGGCTTCAATGCCCCTAATCCCGTCGGCTAGGTCGTGCAATAAATGGTGTTGTTGGGTGTCTGAGTTGTAGTTCATACTAATTCCTCTGTCTTAAGTGGTGAGAATGTAACCTCGTCGCCGTAGTTGTTAGCAATCTCCCAGCCTTCGCCGATTGTGTAGAGGTAGTAATACTCCTCGCCTGAGTTGAAGTTGGTCACCCAATCTGCAACGCTGTCGAATGTGCGTGCTTCCTGCCCTGTCTCGCCCCTGTCCCTGCCGTAGGCAAGGCACCAATCTTCTTGGTGTGTCTCTCGGTTGCTGAAGTCTTGATAGGCTCCGATTTCCTGACTTAAGGCTGAAAGATTTCCTAAGTTCATCAGTCTTAGAACCTTGTCTACATCTTGGTAATGCTTGTCAAGGATTGCACCTACTCCCTCTTTATATCCGTCGAAGTGGCAATAGATTGCGGTCACCTTGTCGTCTTGCTTGATTGCGATTGTGCTTCTTGTACTCATTTGTTTTCTCCCGTCTTAAGTGTGAAGCCTTCGTAGTACCCGTCTTTGATGTCGTTCTTCATCCACTGTTCTGCGTTGGCTGTCCACTTGTCGATGTCGACTGTCCGTGATATGCCGTTTTGTGTGACCGTGTAGGTCGTTCCTTCTGTTGTGATTGTGTCCCCGTTAGGGTGTGTCCATTGTGCCATCTGCCTTGCTCCCGTCTAGTTGTGTAGTTGTATTTAAGTACAACCACCCGCGAATGTCTATCATTTACGGGTGTGATTTGCATCACACGTGCCCCCGTCGGATTGTGAACCCGTACCCGCTAGGCGGGGGCTGTTATGTCTTAAGACTTATCCCTTCACCTCGAAATCGTGAAAGCAATTCTGACAGCGAGGGGCGCATATTTTGAGAGTCTTAGCCGATAGGCGAATCTTCTCACCACATCCGCATTCTGCCACGAGGAGGTTCTTATTACGTCCCTTAGGCTTGGCGGTGCCTTCGTTGTTGTCGGCTGTTAGGCGTAGTGCTTCCTCGATTAGGTCGTGAGCGGTCTGCCATCTTGCCACGCATTCGTCCGATACGTCGGTCTTACTGAATCCAACTCGTGGCACCTGAGTGATGGTGAGCCCTAATGACTCTGCTCGCTCCTTGAATTTCTTGTTGTGGTACCCGTCCCCGCTTGTGCCTTGAATGCCTTCCTTGTTGTCGATTGAGTGAGCGGTTTCGTGAAGCAATGTGCCTAGAATCTCGCGGGCTTCGCGCTTGGCGATGGTGATGAAAATTTCGTGGAATGTTTCCTTACCAGATGCCCAAGGTGTCCAAGGTGTGAAATGTCCGTGGACCTTGTCGCTTCTTCCTGTCACGATTGTTGCTCGTGGGGCACCTGTCTCTTTTGAAATAATCTCGTGAGCCATTTCTAGGGCTAGTGTAATTGTTGAAAGGTTCTCAACTCTTGAACCCTTGATGAATAAATCCCCCGCTGTTGTTGTCTTCTTGGTTGCTGTCTTCATTTCTTCTTCTCCTGTCGTTTCGCTTATGTCTTAAGCGATAAGCCTAAGATACACGAGAGGTGTACACCTGTCTACTCTAAAACAAGCATATGAAGATGAACAGAAGATGAATTCTACCTGAGTTATTCCTGAGAACGGTGCCCCTCTGTAATGTCGACAATTCAAAAGTGATTGAAGATTCAACTACTTTCCCCGATTCTGTATTGTTGATAAGTCGACAATTGAAGAATGAATAACCCCCCCTCGGATTTGAAAGGGGGATAGTTCACCCCCTAACTTATCCACAGGAGTTATCCACAATGTTAATAACCTGTGGACAACGGATGTTAAGTTATCCACAACCCCCAATAAGGGGGTCATAAGTCTTAAGTCTGAAAAAGAAATCACCACCCGTTAGGGTGTCTAACTCTTTACCTGACCTTTAGGGTCAGGATTATTTGAGGGGGCATTGATGAATTTGTGTGCGGGGGGGAGGTATAGTCTTCCACCATAATTTTCTGTTATATTCCCCCCGCTTATATAGGCTCTGACCAGGGGTTTTACCCCTGTCAGGGACTATTATAAAAAATAATAAAAATATATCCGAACCTAGTGTTCGGTTTAGGCACTTCCAACAGGTTATCTTATATGTAATGATTTATCATTACGAAGTTCTAAACGAACTCGCTTCGTTTGGGACTTCGCTCGTTCGTTAGTTATAATATATAAATAACTAATGATTAATGTTGAGTAAACGCCAGAGTTATGCCGTTCGGCAGGTAGCGTTATTAGACCGATATAGGGGACTCTATTATGGCTAACAGAGGGCGCAAGCCTGGGATACAAAACATCTCCAAAAAAGAAGCCCAGGAGCGAATGCTCCAACTTCTTGAGCAAGGCGCCACCATTACCGCTGCTATGGCAGCCGTAGGTCGTAACGATGTTACCTTCCGCCAATGGTCAATGCAAGATGCTGACTTCAAGGAACGGGCTGATAAAGCCAGACTTGCTGGCAAAGGGGTCAAGGCTGACCTAAAAGAACTCAAGGATATATCTTTTCCTGACTTCTGTGAGCAGTTCCTAGATTCCAAGATGTTTCCTCATCAGTTAAACTGGCTAGACCTGATTGACGGGGTAGAACCCCGATGGCAACCCGCAGGTATGACTTATGAACCTAGCGACCCTGACCGTGTACTTATCAACGTACCGCCTGAGCACGCCAAGTCTACAACTATCACGATTAACTACGCCGTGTATCGAATTGTTACAAACCCCAACATCCGCATAATTATTGTTTCAAAGACTCAGGGTATGGCTCGTAAGTTCCTTGGTGCTATCAAGACCAGACTTAGCCACCCAGCCTATATGAAACTTCAGACCGCCTTTGGTCCTAATGGTGGATTCCAAAAGGATGCTACCCAGTGGGCGGCAGATATGTTTTACCTAGGTACAGGACGCGACTCTGGCGAGAAAGACCCTACGGTTCAAGCCTTAGGTATCGGTTCTCAGATTTATGGTGCTCGCGCTGACTTGATTATTGTCGACGATGCTGTGATGGGTACCAATGCTCACGAGTGGGAAAAGCAGATGGAATGGCTTCAGAAAGAAGTTATCACCCGTCTTGGTCGACACGGTAAGTTAATTATTGTGGGAACCAGAGTGGCACCAGTTGACTTATACAAGATGCTGCGTGACCCAGGGCAGTGGTCAGGTGGGGTTTCTCCCTTTACCTACTGCGCTATGCCAGCCGTTTTAGAATTTGATGAAAAGCCTGAAGCGTGGAAAACCTTGTGGGCAGAAACTGACCGCCAAGAAAACGACAAGGATGACGCACTAGCCAATGGAAATTTTCCCAAGTGGGATGGACCTTCTCTCTTTAAGAGACGCTCTCAGGTATCACCGTCAGTATGGGCTATGGTCTACCAGCAAGAAGATGTCACCGAAGATTCAATCTTTGCCCCTTCTTGTGTCGCAGGTTCCGTCAACGGAATGCGAAAACGAGGTCCACTAAAGGCTGGAACTCCAGGACACCCTAAGCACCTTGAGGGTGCGTATACAGTTATGGGACTTGACCCTGCTATGGCAGGTGCCACTGGTGCAGTTATTTGCACATACAACAAGTCTGACGGAAAAATTTATGTTTTGGATTGTGTCAATATGACCGAACCAACTCCGCAAAAGATTCAGAACTTGATTGAAGAGTGGGTTGAGAAGTACAAGCCACAGGAACTGCGTATTGAAATCAACGCACATCAGAAGGCTTATGCACTAGATGACAACTTGCGTAATTATTTATCAATCCACGGATGTCAACTTAACTCACACTTTACTGGCAAGAACAAGTGGGACACATCATTTGGTGTAGCCTCAATGGCTTCATTATTTGGTAACACACGAGATGGACGATTCCAAGATAACAACATCATCGAACTCCCAAGCAATGAAGGCTCTGAAGGTCTAAAGACTTTAGTGCAAGAACTCATTACTTGGAAGCCTGATACTAAAAATCCAACCGACTGCGTTATGGCATTATGGTTTGCAATCATTCGCATCCGCGAACTAATGCAACGCTCTTCAAAGGTAGGACAGTTTGCTCAGAATCGTTGGGCAACCCAAGCACAAATTAACCAACGCCAATCTATTAATTTAGATGAAGCCTTCTCATCCCAATGGTCAGACCAATATAGTTAGGACAACAATGGCATTATCAATAGAGCAGGTAGTAGCACGGGTTGAATCCCTGCGCTACCGTAATCACGAACGTGATGCCCGTAACCTTGACGTACTTGCTGTCCGTAAGGGAAAGATTGCTCAGGTTTATCCTAACTTTTTTCCAGAGGGCGTTGATGCAAACGTAGTAGCAAACTTTATTGACATTGTTGCTCGTGACTTATCTGAAGTTATGGCTCCGCTTCCAGCGGTTAACTGCTCTGCAGCCAATCAAGTATCTGATAGAGCACGTACCTTTGCTGACAAGCGTACTCGTATTGCCTCTAACTACTTCCAACACTCAGACCTAGCAGTACAAATGTACTCAGGTGCTGACTGGTATATCACCTATGGTTTCGTCCCGTTCATTATTGAATTAGACGATGAAGCAAAACTGCCACGTATTCGCATAGAAAATCCTATTGGGGCTTACCCAGAATTCGACCGCTATGGACGCTGTGTGGCATTTGCTAAGCGATACTCTATGACACTTGGTGAACTGGTATCTCAGTTCCCAGAGTATGATAGAGAACTTCTTGGGCAAGAGGGCTACAAGCAAGACCTAAATGCAACAATTGAGATGGTTCGTTATTACGATAAAGACCAATCTATAATTTATGTACCACGTAGAGAGAATTTAATTCTTTCTCAGGCTGCTAACCCTCTTGGTAAGATGATGGTTGTTGTTGCACGTAAGCCATCTATTGATGGTGAACTACGTGGACAGTTTGATGACGTGCTTGGTATCCAGTTACTGCGTAACCGATTTGCATTACTTGCAATGGAAGCAGCAGAAAAATCTGTACAAGCACCTATCGTACTTCCACAAGATGTGCAAGAACTACAACTTGGTGGAGATGCTGTTATTCGTACAGCCAACCCAGCAGGTGTACGTCGTGTAGAACTTACTCTTCCACAGGGTGCATTTACTGAGCAGAATATTCTCAATCAAGAACTTCGTGTTGGTACACGCTATCCTGAATCTCGTACTGGAAACATTAGCCAATCAGTTGTTACTGGTCAAGGCGTTCAGGCTCTTATGGGAGCATTTGATACACAGGTTAAATCAGCACAAGCAATTTTTGCTGCAACACTTCGGGACATTATTCAAATCTGCTTTAATGTAGATGAAGTAATTTATCCACAAGAAAAAACAATTCGTGGAGTAGATTCGGGTTCACCTTATGAAATTACTTACAAGCCAACTAAAGACATCAAGAATGATTACTCTGCTGATGTTCGCTACGGTATGCTTGCTGGTCTTAATCCAGCACAAGGTCTTATCTTTATGCTTCAAGCACTTGGAGGAAAACTCATCAGCCGAGATATGGCAATGAGAGAACTACCATTTACAGTTAACGTAACACAAGAATTAGAAAAGATTGAAATTGAGGATATGCGCGGTGCGCTACTCGGTTCACTTACGGCATACACACAAGCAATTCCACAGATGGCTACTCAAGGTCAGGATGCTTCTGAAGTCGTACGTAAGATTGCTGCGGTTATCAAGGCTCGTCAAAAGGGTCAAGCACTAGAAGACGCAATTGAAGCCACATTCGCTCCGCAGCAACAGGTCCCTCCTGTTGGAGCACCACAATCGGTTGAGCAAATGTCCCCTGCTCCTGAGGCTGCTCCAGCAGGAGGCGCTCCTTCTCCAGAAATGATGGGCGGCGGTGCTCCTGCACAAGCAGAACAACCAAGTATTCAAAGTCTTCTTTCATCACTCAGTGGTGCATCAGGGCAAGGAAACGCATCAGTAAGAACAACTACACGTCGATAAAAAGGTAAGGGACAATGACAACAATCGTAGGCGTACAGAACGCAGATGGTTGCGTCATAGCAAGTGATTCACGTGTAGCAGAGGGTGGAAAGATTTACACACACCCGAAGATGGTAAAAGGAATTGAACGTGGTAGTTACCTTATTGCGGGTGCTGGTGACTATCGTGCTCTACAAGTAATCCTTCACGGATGGCAACCACCGCTTGTAAATGCAAAAGCAAAACAAAATCTTTATGAGTTTGTTATTAACAAAGTTGCACCGTCACTTAAAGCAACATTGATTGAAGCAGGAATTGATTTCAAAAGTTCAGACAGTTCTGACGATAAATTTGAATTACAAATTCTTATTGCTATCAATGGAATAATACTTGAAATTGACAGTGACTTTGCGGTAGCAATGAATGACACAAATTTTTATGCAATTGGTTCAGGCGGAGATTATGCACTTGGTGCATTACACGCTGGGGCATCTGTATTAGATGCAATGAGAATTGCAGCACTTAACAATAATGCAACATCGGCTCCATTTCATATACTTAAACAAGAGATTAATTAGGAGAAACAATGGCTGGAAAACCAGGACGCAGCGGTGGCGCTAACGGCGGACCTCAGTACAACCCAGCAAATGTCAATGGTATGGGCGGCAACGGACAATCAGGACGTGGCTACACAGGTTTTGCCTATGGACAGAACCAAGCATTGGCAGAACAACAGTCTGCTGCTCCTATGGCAAAAGCACCATCACTGACTGGAACAACAGCATCACCTATTTCAATGGCAAGCAACCTTCCGCAAGTAACTCCAATTACTGCTCCAACAGAACGACCAGAAGAGCCAGTAACTACAGGCATTGCTATGGGACCAGGAGCAGGACCAGAAGCACTCACACTTCCTGGTGCAGGTGACACGAGCGAAGATAAGCAGCGTTTGCTTTCTTATCTTCCAGCACTCGAAGTCGCAGCACAGAGCCCTAACTCCTCGCAAGCCTTCCGCAATTATGTGAGAGTGTTAAGGGCTACTCTTTAATGGCATTTCAACCAACGCAAAAAACAAAAACTGGTTCAGCATTTTATACTATTGGTGCGTTCAATCAATATTATAATAGCGACAAAAAACCTCAGTCATTGGTGCTGCCTTTAGATTTTGGAACATCTGTTCCTCCTATGGCACGTACAACTGCTGCATTTCAAATAGAAAAAAAAGAAACCCAAGACCCTAATGCTCCAAAAGAACCTGGCTTCTGGGGAAAAATATTTGCTGGTATGGAGAAGGCTTATAACTTTGCAAGCCAGGCTGTTTCATTTGGTTTAACTCTTGATGAAAAGACTAACCCAATTTGGCAGGGTGGTTTTAATGTCGATGGAGTAAAAAAAGCCTGGGACGGTTCTCGAAACATTTCTCCTGGACAAGCAGTAATGCGTCAGTTCGGTCAAGTCGTTGACCCATTTGATGATGTATTTAATGGAATTGTTAAGACTGTTAGTGGCGGAAAACTTTCTGGTACAGAAAAGTTTATGCAGGACCACATTCTTTTTGCAGCAAATGACTTTGATATCTTTGATAAGAACCAACGCAAGGAAGCATTTAGCAACCAAGCAGTTGGTCGCATAGGTTCCTGGAGTACAGATGTTGTTGCTCGATTTGTAATTGACCCAACTATCTTTGCAGGTAAAGCAGTCAAGGCTTACAAGGGAATTTCTACTGCAGTTAAAGGCACAAAAGAATTGCGTGCTATCTTGGCTGGAGAACAAACTGGATTTAAGGCTAATAAGGTAAAGGCTACATTTGAGTCGTTTCTTGAAAATACTGACAATATGGATGAGGCTGACCTATTCCGAGTCAAGGCTATTCGTGAATCTTCTAATCCTGCTTCATTATCTAGTTTACTTGCTGATGCAAACAAAGAAACAGATAAACTGCTACGTCATCAACTTAAAGCAGATATTATTCTTTCTGCTCAAGGTGACCCTGTTGCATACAAGCGTCTTACAGAAACAAGCGAAATACTTGCTACCAAATTAGGTAAACTCCGTGATGAAGTTTCAGATGTTAAGTATCTGGGTTCAGGTGTTGACAAGGCAACGGGTAACCTTACTTTTGATTTAGTAAATAATGGCACAGATATTGATGCAGCAAATATTCTTATCAAGCAATATGATGACGAACTAGCAGAAATTCATAAGCGACTTTCCGCTGAGGCTATACTTGACCCTAATGTTGTACCAACAATAGATAATATCTCTGCATTTCGTCAGAAGTTCTCTAACAGTCAAAGTTTTATTGACATACGCGCAACTGCTCCAGGAACATATGTTTCATCTGTTGCCCCTTGGGGTGCACGTGTTCTAACTGGATTTTTCTACAAGCGTCCTAAGGGATGGATTGACTTTAACGATAACCAATCTGTACAAACAATTGACAATATGCTCTCTCGCGTACGTGGTGTATCTGACAAGCAGGTAGCAAACTACAGCGCGAAGATTGATGACATTAAGGCACAACTTAAGGCTGGCGTTAAAGATGACACAGCCCGTGGCGTTAGTGCTGCAGATGTTAAGAACACACTTGAGTCACAGTTAAAGAACCTTGAAGATGACCTTGCCAAATCTCGTTTTTCTGTAGAGCGCAAAGATGCGCTTTTTGCCAAATATGCAAAAACTGTAGATGTTAATGACCGTGCTCGTGTATACCAGGAAATTGAAGCAGAAGTCTTTAGTACAGTTGCTCGTCAGTATGGATTTAGTGACGATGCTGTAAAGAAGGCTTGGTCAACGTTTCAAGATGGTCGCGTAAGTGCACAGAATCTTATTCGTGAGCGTGTATACACAGGTTCAGTCGCTGCTGCATCAAAGGCTTCAACAAAGCCAATTCTTGGCGCAGAAGGTGCAATGTATATTATTCCTGCACCACTTATGGAAACACAGTTAGCACATCAATTGCCAACTCTTGACATTGAGCAGATGTATCGCTCACTAAATAAGTTTACTCGTGGTGCTCGTATCGATAAAGGCGGAAGAATCTACAAGACAACTTCCAAGAGTCGTGAAGTGGGAACCGAACTTATCGATGGGCTAGACTCATTGATTAAGTTTGAAGTTCTTGCACGTGTTGGTTATCCAGTACGTAACGTAACTGAAGGATTGATGCGTACTCTGGCTGTTGCAGGACCTATGGCTATTATCAAGGCAGCATCTACAGGTTCTAATAATCTTGTTGCTAACCGATTTGTAGGCTCAACGTATCAGGATGTCTTTAAGTGGAGCAATACAGTCAAGATGAAAACAAAGCGTGCTGAACTTGTTTCTGAAAGAACAATATCAAACAACGTAGATTTAATTGACCAACAGATTGCAGACATAGACAATATGCTTGTCAATCCAGGTAAGGTTAAAGACAAGTACGGTATGGGTCTTAACCAAGTTGACGGTATTTTATACCAGGATGCACTAGGTGCAACCCGTGAACAAGCAGATGCAATCTCTGCTCAGTTTGTTAAGAACGCTGCAAGGATTATGGATGATACATTTGTAGAATCACATAGAAAACTTAGCCGTGCATATGAAACAACTGGTGACTTTGTTACAATTACTGGAGATAATCCAGGCTGGGTTGCGGGGTATGAGCGTGTTATTAACCGCCAACTGCGTAACTCAAAAATTACATCTCAACTTCTTGCTGGTAAAAGTGTCGACGAAGTAGAGCAGTTCTTACTTAAGACACCAGAGGGTCGCAATATTATGCGTAACCTTGGTATGGGTCGTGAGGCTCGTGACATTGTTGAGGCTAATGCAATTAACATTGACAGCCTATTCCCACGTGGAACAGAAGGCTTGAAGGAGATTGCTGCCACTCGTCGGATTACTGCTGATGATATTGAAAAGTTCTTTGGAACTGGAACAGCAGGACGACCACCCGTTAACGGTGCTCAAATTGGCGCAGCCAATGGAACAAGTGCTATTGCTAATGCATTTAGTGGAGTTCTTGAAGGATTCTATAAATATGCTGGCGAGATACCTGAATCAGCGTTAGTTCGTAACCCATTATTTGTAGACCTTTATCGCACTCGCGTAGAAGCATCTATCCGAAATGCAATTGAAACATATCCAGGAGAGACAATTCCTCCTGCGTATCTACGCAAACTAGAAGGTTCAGCACGTCAATGGGCAAGAGCAGAAATGCGCCGCACTCTCTACGATACATCTGAGCGTGTAGACTCAGCAACTGCAGTTAAGTACATCTTTCCTTTCTTTGGCGCATTCGCTGACGTAGCAAGCAAGTGGGGTCGCATCCTTGCAGATGACCCAAGCAAGTTGCGTATTCTTGAAACCACATACAACTCACCTGACCGTATGGGTATCACAGAAGAGCGCGAAGGTAGAACCTATATCAACATTCCTGGTGAGTGGGCTAAGCGTATGAAGTTGGGTGACCGCCCACTATCAGTACCTAAAGCATCACTTAACCTCATCTTCCAAGGTGGAGCGTGGTGGAACCCAGGTGCTGGTTGGTTCGTACAGTATGGTGCATCAGCATTACTGAAGCAAGTTTCTCAATTGGAACAGAATGCATTGATGAACGAAATCCTTCCCTATGGTCCAGATGGTACTGGTTGGAAAGACTTAGTTCTACAAAGTGCTGGACTTCGTAAGTTATTTGCTCTTGGCAACGAAGCAGACCCAATGCGTTCTAACCTTACAGTTACTATTGCTATGGAAGAGAACCATAAGTACGATGTTGGACTTCGTGATACGGCACCAACAACAAAAGAAATTAATGATAGGGCTTTAGGTATCCTCGCAATGGAGGCAACAAGCCGATTTATTCTTCCTTTTGCCACAAACACTAAGTCTCCTTATCAGTTCTATATTGATGAGTACCAGAAGTTGCGCCAAGAAGACTCAGCAAATGCAGCAGATAACTTCTGGAAAAAGTATGGAGATGATTACTACATCTTCACAACTAGCCGTTCTAAGAATAACACTGGTGTTAATGCATCTATTGAGGCTGACAAACGTGCTACAGAACTTAGTGACCTAATTGCCAAGAACCCTGAGTATGGTTGGTTTGTAGTAGGAGATGCCAACAACGGTGCCTTCTCATCTACCATCTATAAGAAGCAACGCGAACAAGCAGTTGCTCCTGGTAGCACAACTAAGTTCCGTGAGTCTCAAGACCCTTACAAGGCTATTGCTTCTACACGGGCAACATTGGGCTGGGATACTTACAACAAAGGCAACGACTATATTGAATCACAGCGCATTGCTCGTGGCTTGAAGAGTCTTAACTCAAAGGGTGCAGAAGACTTACTCGCAGCAAAGCAACAGTTTATTGCTGAACTATCTGCCGAGAATCCAGACTGGGCAACTGCACGAGGAAAGATTGATACCAACAAGGTAGATAACTTCTTAAAATTTGCTAAAGAAATGACACTTGACAAGCGTACTGCTAAGCGTCCAGATATAAAGGCTGTTGCAGATTACTTTGCAGGACGTGAATACATTCGTGGATTACTTGCTCAACGTAAGAGTCAATCATTGGATAACACTGAGAACCTTGATATTAAGGAAAAATGGGACTCATTCATCGGTGATTTGATTGATGAAAATATTACATTTGGCAGAGTATATACACGCATACTTGAAAATGATGATTTAAGGAAGGGTTTCTAATGAGCGGAGCACTTGATAAACTACTTGGTGGAAACACTACTGGTAATACTACCAGCGGAGACACTGGTTATGTAAACAAGGTTTACCTTGGTTCTACTCCTATAGTTAAGGGCAAGAAAGTTATGTCGCCTACTGGAACTCAGTACACACAGGCTACTACGGGTGGAGATTTAACAAGTCCTATAGCCGATGCAAAGAAAGACTTCTTCTCTTGGGATGATAAGAAGTTAAACTCTTTCATCTCTCGCTTAAATTCTTATGGTTATAAGAATGTCTCACGCATTACAGCAAAAGCAATGTGGGATATGGCGGTTGATGGTGCGTCTACTTGGTATGCAGGTTCTGCTGGCACACAGAAGATTACACCTGACCAGTACTTACAATGGTACTCAAAAGGTCAAGGTGCTACCGCTGAGAGACTTCCACAGAAGCAGGTTTATCTTTATGATAACGATGCCATCAAAGGAATCATTGACGACACCCTTACTAATGTCTTAGGACGTAAGGCTACTGCAGATGAGAACAAGCAGTTCTTCATAAAACTAAAGGATATGATTAACGAGGGAAGAGTAACAACCACAGAAACAAAGGTTGTTAAAGGCAAGAAGATGAATGTTTCTACAACAACTCCTGGTTTTAGCCAAGAGGCTGCTGCACGTGAGATTGAGAAGCAGATTAAATCAGGTACCGCAGGTCAAAAAGAAGATTACCTTCAGAAGAAGAGCCTTGACTTCGCTGACTTCTTATCACAATTGGGGGGCTAATCAATGGTTGACACAAATACAATTGCTGGTATTACGGCAGCATCTGCTGCTGATGCAGAACTTAATGCCAATAAAGTAGCAGCACAAGCATTTGGAATTACTGAAGCACTTATCAAGCAGTATCCAGAACTTGCTCAGGTATGGGAACTATTCCTTGCTGGCAATCTAACTGATGCAAAACTTGCTTACTACAACACAAGTTATTATCAGAATTTATCATCTATATCTAAGAACCGTAGCGCACTTAAGGCTACGCAAAAGGGTGTGTATGACCAGCAATTAGAATCATATCGTCTATCACAAAAGAAGCGATTGATTGCTAAGGGTATTAATCTTGACGATACATCATTTAATTCTATTACTGAGAATGCATTTGAACTTGGTATGGATGATAACCAACTAGACCTTAAGGCTATTGGTGCATTCACTGGCAGACTAGGTGGAACACCACTAGGCACGGTGCAGAATCTTAAAGAATATGCTAACTCTTTTGGTATGTCATATCAAGATAAAGACTTTGATTCTTGGTCACGCAACATCTTCTCAGGTACTACAACAGTAGAAGACCTACAAGCAAAGATTCGCACTGATGCAGCATCTGCCTTCCCTGGCTATGCTGACCAGATTAATAAGGGCGTAAGCGTTGATGCTCTGGCATCCGCATATAAATCATCTATGGCTAACATCCTAGAAATTGACCCTGATTCAATTGGATATAACGACCCAACATTGCGTCGTACATTGCAGGCTATTGGCACAGATGGTAAGCCAACAACTAAACCATTGTGGCAATTTGAAAAGGAACTCCGTATGGACCCTCGTTGGGAATATACCAACAATGCCCGTAATAGTATTGATTCTTTATCCTTAAAGGTTCTTCGTGATTGGGGTCTAGCATAATGGCACGTTATAATCCAGAGTTAATGCAACTCGATGATGGAGCCACTGGCGCACCAAGAGTCGCTGGACCACGTACAGATGTAACTCAAGTTACCGCAGAAGATGTTAAAGCCTCACTTGATAAAGCAGCAATAGACCTTGGTCTTGACCCACGTGCTGCACAGTTTGAAGAAACTGAAATATTTTATCCAACGGGTGGCGGAACGCCAGTTGCTGGTGCCTCTTCAGCAGATGCTGAATATTTTATGAGCAATGGTTTTACTGCTGGCAGTTTACCAAGAAAGTACCAAGGGTTATTTGGCACTGATTCAAATATTATTGGCTGGAGAGTAGTATCAAATCCAGATGGAACTAAGTCAATTGAAGTTGCAACCCCACAAGGTGATGTTGATGGTGGACTAAGTTTTTCAAGATATGGCGCAACTTTCAAAGAAGATGACTTTGGTAATGTTTCTGCATTCGCTACGGGTAGCACTACAACTGGCATAAAATCTAACACAGGAACATTTGGGCAGTCAGAAGTTGATGCAGCATACAAGGCTGGTCAGGCTGCTACTGCAGCAATTGTTGCTGCTAAAGCAACGCAAGAACGTGAATCAATTATTAAGGTTCTCCAAGACCGCTTTTCTAAGTATGGTCTTACAGGTCTTGCCAATAAGATTAAAGAACTTGCCATTGATGGAGCAACTGAAGCAACTATTACTTTAGGACTTCAAGCAACTGATGAGTACAAGATGCGCTTTAAGGCTAACGAAATTCGTCAAAAGAATAACTTATCTGTTCTACAGCCAGCAGAGTATCTCAATCTTGAAGATGGATACCGTCAAGTATTGCGTGCTTATGGATTAAAGCAATTTGACAACGATGAATACGTCCAGCAGTTTATTGCTAATGATGTATCAGCAGCAGAACTATCTAATCGAGTTGTAACAGCAGTCCAGCGTGTACAAAATGCTGACCCTGCGATATCAAAACAACTACGTGATTTCTATGGAATTGGTTCTGGCGACTTAGTTGCATATGTACTTGACCCACAACAGCAGTTTCAAAAGATTGAACGTCAGGTTGCAGCATCAGAGATTGGTGTAGCAGCAGGTCGTCAAGGACTTAGTGTTGGTGTTGGAGTTGCAGAGCAACTAGCAGCACAGGGAGTATCAATGGCTGAGGCTCAAAAGGGTTATGCAACCATTGCAGATATTCTTCCTACCGCTGAAAAACTATCAGCAATCTATCGAGATAGTAGTGGCGTAACTTATGGTCAGTCAAGTGCAGAACAAGAAGTATTTAACTCTCTTGCCTCAGCACAACGTGCTCGTCAGAAACTAACTGGACTCGAAGTGGGAACATTTGGCTCAAAGGCTGGTACTAATACTGTATCCCTAACTAGCGGAAAATCTGCAGGACAAATATAAAATAGATTCCTATGTGACCGACCAGCCCACATAGCGTAGAAGACTGGTAGTAAGAGCCAGGCTAGTTCCCCGACTAGAATCTGAGGCTTGCGATTCAAACGAATAGAAGGGTGGGTTGCTATGAGCAACAACTACTGGGATGA